ACTGGCAATGTCACCGGCAATTATATACTGGGCAATGGAGCACTGCTAACTGGATTGGCCACATATGGCAACAGCAACGTAGCAGCTTATCTAGCCAGCAATGCCAACGTCACGGTGTCTGTTGGCACAGGCAATATCACAACACAGGGCAATCTAACAGCAGGTAACTTTATAGGCTCTGGAAGTAATGTAAGATTAGAATCAGAAAATTATGCCTGGCAATTTGATAACGCAGGTAACCTTACCCTACCAGGTAATACATTTTCTGTAAACTACGCCAATGGCGCACAGGTCAGCCTGGGTGGATCATACAGCAACGCAGATGTGGCCAACTACTTGGCTAGCAATGCCAATCTTACCATATCAGTGGGCACAGGCAACATTACCACACAAGGCAACGTCTCTGGCAACTACTTTATTGGCAACGGAGCATTACTCACAGGTATTGCCACCGGTAGTTATAGTAATGCTAATGTGGCCAATTATCTAGCCAGCAACGCAAATCTTACCATTTCTGTCGGTACAGGCAACATCACCACACAGGGCAATTTAGCAGTTGGAAACTTGATTGGCTCAGGTGACAACGTAGAAATCACAGCAGGTGTGTATACCTGGACCTTGGATAACACTGGTAATTTGACATTACCGGGCAACACCACTGCTATCAACTATGCCAATGGCACACCTGTTCCTGTAGGCTATGGCAATTCCAATGTGGCCGCATATCTGGCTAGTAACGCCAACGTCACTGTGTCTGTGGGCACAGGCAACATTACCACGCAGGGCAATGTCAGTGGCAACTACTTTATTGGTAACGGCGCACTCTTGACAGGAGTTGTCACATCCAGTTATAGCAATGCCAATGTGGCCAACTATCTGCCCACCTACTCAGGCAATGTTTCGGCTGGCAACTTGAATCTCACCGGCAATATTGTTGACACTGGTGCTATATTTGTAATTACAGGCGCCAGTGGCAATGTAGTTCTAGCACCCAACGGCACCAGCAGAATAATTGCCACAACTTCGGGCGCTAATGTTATTGGTAATTTAGATGTTGCAGGCAATGTCAATGCCAATGGTGCTACACTTACAGGAAACTTATCAGTTGGCAACTTGATCGGCTCAGGTGATAATGTAGAGATCACTGCAGGTGCGTATACGTGGACGTTGGATAACACGGGTAATTTAACGCTGCCAGGCAACAGCACTGCCATATACTATGCCAATGGCACACAAGTGCCAGTGGGCTATGGCAATGCCAATGTAGCCACTTATCTAGCCAGCAATGCCGCAGTCACTATTTTAACCACTGCAAATATCACCACTGCTGCCAACATCTCTGGTGCTTATATCCTAGGTAATGGCGCATTCCTAAGCGGATTACCTGCCACATATAGCAACAGCAATGTGGCAGCATACCTCGCTGCATACAATGGCAATGCATTATTCAGCAATATCACTGTATCACAAGATGCTGTGATATTGGGTAATTTGCGTGTAGAGGGCAATACCACTTATATCAATGTAAGTGATCTAATTGTAGAAGACAAAGACATTATCGTGGCTGCCAATGCTTCGGCCACCTTGACCGATCTCAACGGCGCAGGTCTCCAAATCGGCAATAGAACCGCCGGCGGCAACATCACCTTCTTCTACAACTCAACCAGCAATGTCATGTCTCTAAGCCATGGCGCTAATATTGCTAATATTTTAAATGTAGCAGGCAATGTCACTGCTACAGGCAATGTCAACACTGGTAACTTGGTAGGTTCTGGTACAAACGTAGAAATAGTCAGCGGAGCATATACTTGGCTATTTGATGGTGCTGGCAATTTAACTGGTACTGGCAATGTGTCTGCTGGTAACTTTGTTGGAACATCTGGCAATACATCTATCGTCACTGCTGGTTATACTTGGACATTCAACGATGCCGGTAATTTGGTCTTGCCCGGCAATGTCTTTGGCGTAACCTATGCCAACGGAGTACAAGTAAGTTTAGGCGGTTCATACAGCAACGCAGATGTGGCCAACTATTTGGCCAGCAATGCCAACGTCACAGTTTTGGTAGGCACAGGCAACATCACCACACAGGGCAACATCTCTGGCAACTACTTTATTGGTAACGGCGCATTACTCACAGGCGTGGTAACATCCAGTTACTCAAATGCCAATGTGGCCAATTATCTGCCCACTTACACAGGCAACATCACAGCAGGCAACATTACCACCACTGGCAATGTCATTGGGAATTGGTTTGTTGGCAATGTCAGCACTACCAACAGTTTGGTCACATCAGGTAACGTCACTGCCAACAACTTCGTGGGTTCAAGTGGCAACACATCAATAGTCACTGCTGGTTACACCTGGGTATTTAACGACACAGGTAATTTTGTATTGCCTGGCAACAGTTTCTCTGTAAATTATGCCAATGGCGCACAGGTCAGCCTGGGTGGATCATACAGCAATGCCGATGTCAAGGCATACCTGGGCAACTTCGATGGCAACATCATACCCAGTGCTAACGTAACATACAATCTGGGTAGCAATAGTAATCGCTGGAATGATTTATATCTCAACAACAGTACCATTTATATTGGCGCACAAGAAATCACCGCCAATGCTGATGCTACCATATTCTCGGGCAATATTTCAGCCAACTACATATTGGGCAATGGTGCGCTACTCACTGGAGTAGCTTCGTCCTACGGCAACGCCAACGTAGCAGACTATCTAGCCAGCAACGCTAATATAAACCTTGCGATTGGCACAGGTAATATCACCACTGCAGGCAACATCAGCGTGGGATCTATACAAGGTGCCAATGCCAATACAACCATCGTGGCCAACGTCTATAGTTGGACATTTGATGATACTGGCAATTTAACACTGCCGGGCAACTCTACCGCAATATATTTGGCCAACGGTACACAAGTGCCCCTGGGCTATAACAATGCCAGTGTTGCTGATTACATGGGCAGTAATGCCAATGTAACACTGAGCATTGGCACAGGCAACATTACCACACAGGGTAATATCAAATCTCGCACATTGTATCTGGGATCACATCAGGATGTTTCCTATCAGGCATACGGTAATATCACCCTGTCGGGTGGTTCCGCAGACAACAATTCCAATGTATCCATTGTAGCTAACGGAGCAATGACCACCAGTTATGTGCTGAAATTGCCAGCAGATACACCCAATGCTGGTGACGTCTTAACTGTCAAGAACTTTGGATCTCAACTGCTTTTTGGCAATGTAGCCAACTTGATATGGTCTGCCCCTGCTGGCAGTTATACCAATGCCAATGTAGCCAACTATTTGGTCACATACAATGCCAATGCCCTGTTCAGTAATGTTACAGTATCACAGGATGCTGTGATATTGGGCAATTTACGTGTGGAGGGCAATACCACATACATCAATGTATCTGATCTAATCGTTGAAGACAAAGATATCATTGTAGCAGCAAATGCTTCGGCTACATTGACAGACCTTAACGGGGCAGGTCTCCAAATCGGAAATAGATCTGCTGGTGGTAACATCACATTCTTCTACAACTCGACCAGCAATGTCATGACACTGAGCCATGGCGCTAATATAGCCAATGTCTTGAATGTCGCTGGTAATATCACAGCCAACAGTTTGATAGGTGTTGGTACAAATGTAGAATTAGTAGGAGGTTCTTATACTTGGACATTCAACGGTGGCTAATATTACCACTCAAGGCAATGTGGCAGCCGGATACTTCTTAGGTAATGCTACATTTGCCGAGGGCGTCAGCAATACTTATTTTGGTAATGTATCTCCCAGTTCACCAGCACAGGGCGATATCTGGATCAACAGCGATACAGCAGTACAACTGATTTACTTTGTAGACGCCAACGGCGGACAGTGGGCCGAGATGGCAGCTGCCACCAGTATCAGTTCAGATAGTGACTACACAGACAGCAATGTCACTGCACTGTTGGCCAGTTTGGGTGCTAACACTATCAGTTCATCGGCAAACATCACCACGTCTGCTAATATTTCTGCTGGTTATATACTGGGCAACGGAAGCCAACTTACTGGACTGGATTTTACCAACTATACCAATTCTAACGTAGCCAACTATTTGGTTTCATACAATGCCAACGCCTTGTTTAGTAATGTCACAGTATCACGTGATATGGTCATCATTGGTAATTTGCGTGTAGAAGGCAACACCACTGAAATCAATGTTTCCAACATATTCTTAGAAGACAAAGATATCATCGTGGCTGCCAATGCTTCGGCCACATTGTCAGATCTCAATGGAGCAGGTCTGCAGATTGGTAATATCACTGCAGGTGGTAATATCACCTTCTTCTATGACAGCACCAGCAATGTCATGTCTCTAAGCCATGGCGCTAATATTGCCAACGTACTGAACGTTGCAGGTAATATTTCTGCTGCCAATATCACAGCCACAGGCAATATCACAGGCAACACCAATGGATTTACCATAGGTTATAGAGATGTACCGCAGGTCAGTTGGTCTAATGCTACCATGGCATTGGCTGATGCCAGCAAGCACTATTACACTTCTACCGGTGGCGTAACACTCACAGTACCCAGCAACGCCAACGTGGCCTTCCCAATTGGTGCTACCATAGCGTTCTACAATCGCAGTTCTGCCAACTGTACCATCGCACCGCAGGCCAGCGTCAACATCTTCGTTGTAGGCAACAGCACAATCACTCCCACAGCCAACAGAACAATAACCAGCAACGGAGGCGGCACATTGACCAAAGTCGACACTAACACCTGGATGTTGAGTGCGGCCAACGTAGTGTAAGGTCAGTCATGGCAGGCGCGCTACTATCAGCCATAGGTGGAAGTGCAGCCGTGGTGTATGCTCAATCACAAAACAGTGGCGGTGGCCCGTATACCATTGATTATCTGATAGTAGCCGGCGGTGGCGGAGGTGGATCTGGAGCAGCCCAAGCAGAAGGAGCCGGTGGTGGTGGAGCCGGTGGATATCTATCAGGCAATACCAGTGTTACCAGCAGCACAGCCTATACTGTGACGGTAGGAGCAGGTGGATCAATAGGTGGTACCGGTGTCAACAGTTCGGCATTCAGTATCACAGCCAGCGGCGGAGGAGCAGGAGCCACAGGTGGCACAGGTGGATCTGGTGGTTCAGGTGGTGGAGGTTCTGGACGAAGTTTTGCACGTCCCGGCGGCTCAGGTACTCCAGGGCAGGGAAATTCCGGCGGTGTTGGGGAACATTTACAAAATGGAGGTGGCGGTGGTGGCGCAGCGGCAGCCGGCGGTGGCGGCTGCGGTGGTACCGGTGGTGCAGGTACAGCCTGGCTCAATGGAACAACTTATGCCGGCGGCGGCGGTGGTGGTGGTGGCGAAATCTGTTGCGGCGGCTATGCCGGTGGTTCAGGCGGCGGAGGATCGGGTGCTAATTCAGCACAATGCGGTGGCGGTCAAGCTGTAGCAGGAACTGCCAATACCGGTGGTGGTGGTGGCGGTGGTGGCCGAGATAATGCCACTGGCAAGGCCGGCGGATCTGGTATCGTGATTGCACGTTACCCGGGATCACAGCGTGGCACAGGTGGTACAGTTACCTCGTCGGGTGGCTTTACATATCACACATTTACTTCGTCGGGAACTTATACAGCCTAATTAATTAAACGAACATTCAAATGACAATATTATCTGGTACTGATATCTCTGGCACAACTTTTTATCCTCCCCAAGACTATGACGTAGATTATCTTGTAGTGGCCGGAGGAGGTGGTGGTGGAGCAGGCGCTGCCCAAGCCGAAGGATCAGGTGGCGGTGGTGCCGGAGGGTATAGAACAGGATCAGCAACAGTTGCAACAGGATCGCCTTATTCTATTGTGGTAGGTGCAGGAGGCGCAGTAACTTCTAATGGAAATCCCAGTTCGGCATTCACTCTAACATCTACTGGTGGCGGGGGCGGTGCTACTCAATTTACGGGTTCTACTGGTGGCTCTGGTGGCGGTAGTTCGGCAAATAGTAATCCCAGCGGATTTGCCGGAGGCGCAGGTAATACACCTCCTACTAGTCCCCCACAGGGCAATCCCGGAGGTCCTGGTACGCATTTAGCCAGAGGCGGTGGAGGCGGCGGCGCTTCTTCTGCTGGAGGTGGCGGCACTGGCACAGGTGGATCTGGTAGTACATGGCTAGATGGAACCACTTATGCCGGAGGTGGAGGTGGAGGTGGAGGAGAAAACGGCCCAGCCGGCGGTGGCGGCCCAGGTGGCGGCGGATCAGGTGGCCCTAACGGTCCAGGTACTCCTGCCACTGCAGGAACTGCCAACACCGGAGGTGGTGGCGGAGGTGGAGGACGACTTAATGTCACTGGTCAAGCCGGTGGTTCTGGTATCGTGAAAATAAGATATTCTGGCAGCCAGCGCGGCTCGGGTGGCACAGTTACCAGTGCCGGTGGCTACACTTATCATACATTCACTAGTTCTGGTGCATACACAGCCTAACAGATGAACATGAATTTTAACTAAATATTATTAGAAGAAGAAAACCATGGCTTTAAATTTTCCCAACAGTCCCTCGCTAAATGATACCTACAGTTTTGGTGGAAAAACTTGGGTATGGAACGGTACCTATTGGGGTTTACAAAGTACTGGCGCACTTAATGACATTGTAATTGGCAATACCACGCCCGCCACGGGTAATTTTACCACGGTGGGAGCCACTGGTAATATAACCACTGATCAGTTTTTCATAGGTAATGGTAGTCAATTGTCTGGTATCACTGCCAGCGGCATGCTCACAGTCAGCAACACAGCACCCGTGGGTGCCAGTCAAGGAGACGTTTGGATACAGGGCAACACTGGTGTACAGTATGTATACTTTACCAGCAGTGGCAACAGCCAATGGGCAGAAATGGAAGCTGCCACCAGCCTCAGCATCGACAACAGCAACTATGGCAATGCCAACGTGGCATCCTACTTGCCTACATACATAGGAGCTTTGTCCAGTTTGGCAGGCAATGTTACCACCGCTGCCAATGTGCAGGGTGCATATATCTTGGGCAACATCACACAGGCCACGGGATACAATGTCTACGATAATTCCAATGTAGCAGCCTACTTGCCCACTTACACTGGCAATTTAAATCCTGGTAATATCAATTCCGGTCCAACTACCATCAACGGCAATCTCACAGTATCGGGCAACATCACAGCGTCAGGCAATCTCACATATCTCAACGTCAGTGATTTGGTTGTGAATGACCCACTGATATACCTAGGCGCTAACAACACCAGCGATATCGAAGATCTTGGCATAGTTGCTAACTTTACCGAATCAAATGTGGCGCAGCACACAGGCTTGGCTAGAGATTATACTGACAACACTTGGAAACTTTTTACTGGTGTCATATCTGAGCCCAACACAGTTATAGCATGGGATCAAGCCACATGGGCCAATCTTCAGGTAGGCAACATAGCAGGCAACACCAATGGATATGTCATTGGTTATCGTGATGTGCCACAGGTCACGCTGTCATCTAATGTCACAGCAGCAGCTGCCGACAGCAGCAAACATTTTTACAGCACCAGCAGCAGCAATCTATCAGTGACTATACCACCCAATGCCAACGTGTCGTTTAACATTGGCACCATGCTCAGCGTGGTACAAAATGGATCGGGCAATGTCATAGTGGTACCAGGTTCAGGCGTGACACTGTTGCTGTCTGGCAACAGCACCGCATCAGGCAATCGTACGGTGGCCAATTGCACAGTGGCAACACTGATGAAAGTAGCATCAGATGTTTGGTTTATCAGTGGCGCAGGAGTCAGTTAATGTCTCTGCTGCAACTGGGTGTCAGCACCGGTGGAACCAGCAGTAGCAGCAGCGGAGGTGGTGGAATCACTCCCACGCCACCCAGTGCCATCTACGGTGAAGCCAACTACAACAACGATTTCAACTATACCAGTCTGCAGATAGCAGGCACAGGCAGCAACAACGCCAACAACACCAGTTTCATAGATTCCAGCACTAACAATTTCACTGTTACTCCCGCAGGTGATGTCACGCAAGGTACTACATCACCTTTTGTGTATGGCACCGGCACAGACCCTGCCACAGGCTACTTCTCAGGGTACTTTGATGGTACAGGTGATTACCTAACCATGGCCGACAATGCTGCGTTTGCCTTGGGAACCAACAACTTTACCATTGAGGCCTGGGTGCTGCCACAGAACTCAGCGACTAATAGTTTTTGGTTTAACCAATGGGAAAATTCTGCGTCTTCTGACACAAACTCAAGTTTTGTGTTGTCTATCACATCGGGCAAATTCCAAGGTGCTGTGGCCTACGGCGGATCAACATCACAGGTAGACCTGCCGGGTAGATCTACGGTATCAAACAATCAATGGTATCACGTGGCATTGGTGCGAAACGGCAGCAGTTTGACATTGTATGTCAATGGCCAATCAGAAAATACCAGCACCACCCTTGGCGGATCCTCAGTCAACAACAGCAATCTAGCACTTTTTATTGGCACACGCCGAGATGGCACACGGCCATTTCAGGGGTATATATCAAATGCTAGACTTGTCAATGGAACTGCACTGTATACCTCAAACTTTACAGTATCCACTACCCCGCTTACCGCGGTTACCAACACGCAACTGCTGACCTGCCAGAGCAGCCAATTCATCGACAACTCCACTAACGTTTTTGCCATTACTTCAGTAGGCCAGGCACAACCAACACCTGTAAATCCCTTTGGCATGACTGCTTGGTCCGGATACTTCGATGGCACTGGAGATTACTTGACTGTGCCAGATAATGCGGCTTTTACATTTGGCTCAGGTGATTTTACTATTGAAACTTGGGTATATCCTAATGCATTATCTACCACTGTGATGGCAGGAAAATATACTTCATCACCAAACACAGGTTGGAGTTTTGAACTTAATTCCACCGGCTATCCCTTGATTTGGCTAGTAGGCACCACAGTGGCTACATCCTCTGTTGCTGTCAGCGTAGCAAAATGGAATCACATTGCAGTAACAAGAAGTGGAACTGCTCTTAAAATTTTTGTAAATGGGGTTCAGACTGCATCAGCTACAAATAGCACTAACATCACTGCGTCAGGACTTGCACTTTATATAAATTCTTCCGTGGGCGCTCCTGGTACCATTGGATTAAACGGTTTGTATTCGAACCTTAGAATCGTCAAGGGCACCGCAGTCTATACCTCTGACTTCACGCCGCCCACCGCGCCGCTCACAGCCATCTCTGGAACATCACTGCTGACCTGCCAGTCCAGCACTTTTATCGACAACTCTACCAATGCATTCACAATAACAGCCAATGGCAATTCCTACACAGGCACACTCAACAATCCATTTGGCAATCCCGTTAATTATGCCACACCTCCCACAGCTGCTTACTCGGCTTACTTTGATGGCACCAACGACTATGTGCTGGTAGCTGCCAATACCAATATCAACAATCTAGGACTGGAAGATTTCACCATAGAATGCTGGGCATTCCTAAACAGCAGCAGTACCGACGCCACAATAATAGCACAAAACTCAAGTTGGGCCACACAAAACAACTATACCATAGAAGTCAGAACTGGCGGCGTTTTCCGCGCATTCATAGGAGACAGCACCGCCATTGATATCAATCCGGGTATCAACTCTTTTCCTTTGAAACAATGGAATCACGTGGCTGTGGTCAGACGTGTGGGCACTACCACTGCTTATATCAACGGGCGCTCCGTGGGATCCAGCACCACTGCTGTCAACCTCACACGAAATCCTGTGACCAGTATCGGCGCTTTCAGCACCAGTGGCACAGCCTTGAGCAATTACTGGAAAGGTTATATCAGCAATTTCAGGATAGTGCGCGGTACAGCAGTGTATACTGATAATTTTACACCGCCTACCGCACCATTGACTACCATACCCGGTACAGTGCTGTTGACCTGCCAATCTACCAACTTCAATGATGCCAGCATTATTAGAAATGTGATCACGCCCACCAACGGTGCAGCCATTGATTCATTTACACCTTTTGGTTTGCCTACCTCTGTGATTGCACCAGCCACAGTGGGCGGCTCGGGATACTTTGACGGCAGCACTGATGTGTTAAGTGTGGCATCCAATGCTGCATTTGCATTTGGCACCGGCGATTTTACCCTGGAAGCATATGTATATCCATTGTCTTTGACCAACGATACTTTGATCTGCGGTGTTGATGCCACCAATGGTGCGCTACTGGGATACAGCACAACAACAGTTTGGCTTGGTGCTCGTAACACAGCATATGATTTGACTGCAACCTATACCTTGCCATTGAACACCTGGACACATCTTGCTGTGTCAAGACAAGGCACAACAGCAAGAATTTTTGCCAATGGCGTGCAGATTGCCACCGGCACTGCCACTAGGAATTATCCCCAAGGTCAATTTACTGTTGGCAACTATGTCACAGCCAATATTGGTGTGGTTGGGTATCTGTCCAGTGTACGAGCAGTCAAAGGCACAGCAGTATATACCACTGCATTTACTCCTCTCACAGCACCTGTCACAGCCATAGCCAATACCAGTCTATTGTTGAACTTTGCCAACGGAGCCATCGCAGATGCCACGGGAAAAAACAACATACAGCTCAAAGGCAACACTGTCATATCCACGGTCAAGGCCAAGTATGGATCAGGCAGTGTTTACTTTGACGGATCAGGTGACTACCTGCAGATCCCTGCTGCGCCTGATCTGTATCTCAGTCCTGCTGGCACCACTGCCAGCAATCTTGATTTTACCATTGAATTATGGTTCAATGCCAATTCAGTAGCCACTGCTTTCCAGACCATGTGGTTGCGTAGATCCAGCCAGAATCCTCGTGGTGTTGCCATTTACCTAGCCACCAGCACACTTGATGTTTACATAGGAACCACTGCTTGGCAAGTACAAATCACCAGTGCTGCGGGATCCATCGTGGCCAATACTTGGAATCACTGCGCTGTGACCCGAGCCGGCACAGAATATCGTGTGTTTTTAAATGGTGTGTTGGTGGGCACGTCTACTCCCACAGCGTTTGTGATATCAGATGACACCAGTCCTATCTGGATTGGAAACAACGGTACAGAAGGCACCCAATATCCTTTTGCAGGTTATATGCAGGACATAAGATTTACCGTGGGCAAGTCGAGATATGCCTATAGTTTTCCAGTGCCGTCTGCACTGTTTACCAACTACTATACCACTGCTGCCGCACCCACTACAGATACCTACGGCAGCTATACCACAGCACTGTTGCCTGGCACAGGAACCAATCTCAGCAAAAACAATGCTGTCACAGACGCCAGCACCAATGCTTATGCTGTCAGTACCGGAGCCGGCACCGTTACCCTAGGCACGCTGAGTCCTTATTCGGAAAATGGTTGGAGTGCATTTTTTGACGGATCCGGTGACTACTATACTGTTCCTTACTCCAGCACCACTAACATACTCAGCGGCGACTTCACTGTGGAAGGCTGGGTCAATGCCACACTGATTGGCACAGGCAGCAGACAGATTGGAGGTCAGTGGCAGCAAACCGCAGGACAGGGCGGCTGGCAATTGGGCATTGACACCAGCGGCTTTATCAGCGTGGCCTTTGGCGCAGCAACAGAAGCCGCAGGCATCATAACCAGTTCTGTGGCCATTGCGGTCAACACTTGGTATCACATAGCCCTGGTGAGAAACGGCAGCGTGTTCACGCTTTACATCAACGGTGTCAGTCGCGGAACCTATACCAGCGCTGCCACTAGAGCCGCACTCACATCCATACCCACTACCTTTGGTAACTGGCTCAGCAGTTCGGGCACATTTCCTGCCTCGGGATCAGCAGACTTCCGTGGCTATCTGGCCGACTATCGCATAGTCAAAGGCACCGCTGTATATACCAGTAATTTTACACCGCCCACTACACCATTGACTGCTATCTCAGGCACTGGTCTGCTGTGTTTTGCCAGTCCCTATGCTGTGGATCTATCAGGTAACAACAATACATTTACCATCACTGGATCCACTAGAACCACACCGCAGACTCCTTATCCTCCTACATCTGCTTACTCTGCTGCTGTGAATGGCAGCAGCATGTTCTTTGATGGCAGCACTTATCTCCAACTGTCATCGGGAATAGCTATACCAGCCACAGGAACATTTACCATTGAATGTTGGTTATATATCACAGCCAGCGCCACTCAAATTTTAGTAAGTCAATATACCAGCAGCGATCCAAATCGCAGCACATTTATCATTGATAATGTTTCGGGATATAAATTAAGTTTTAACCCCGGCGGTATAGTAGGCTCTACCGTGGTTCCTTTGCAACAGTGGAATCACTGTGCAGTTACCAGAGACAGCAGTAATACTTTAAGGATATTCCTTAATGGCAAAGTTGATGCAACATCTGCTAATTATACTTCTACCATACAGCAGACACAAACAAGAATTTCAGGATTTGCCAATTCACCTGCTTATCTGTTGAATGATGCTTACATGGCCGGCCTGCGCATAACCAATACCGCGGTCTATACCGCAGCATTTACTCCACCCACCGCACCGCCCACGGCCATTGCAGGTACCACGCTGCTGTTGAATTTCACTGACAACACTGGCCCAAGAGATGCCACTGGACGTAGCATAGTTTATTCATCAGGTGATGCCAGCATCAGTACCGCTGTCACAGATCCCTGGAGCAACAACAATGGTGTGTTGTATTTTCCCGGCACAACGGACGCCATGTTACTCAACAGCATAGGGTCCGATGCCAACAACGTCAGTCCATTATACGCTCCGCAGGGCGATTTTACCTGGGAAGCTTGGATTTATCCCACTGCTGTGGGCACAGCA